TCAAGCAAGGGCGAGCGGATCTGGATCTGGTGAAGGTGAAGCTTGAAGTCCTGGACGCTGAAGTCCTGGTCAAGCAGGCTGCGTCGACATTCCGGAAGAAGACTCCTGAGCTGGTAGCTCAAGCGGAGCAATGGCTCCTGCAAGCGCTGCGAGCGCTTTACGATCTTCCGCAGACCGCTTGAGACGAACCTCCGTCCCCGCCGGGATCAGACTGACTCGGCGGCGACGGACCTTCGGTGGACTCTCAAAGTCGTACCGGAAGTCATGACCGATCAAACGTGTCACGTGCGCAAGCTCGAATGTCTTGTAGATCCGGTTCGTCGCTGGCGTGATGCCGAGGCGTGAGAACTCGAAGCTCAGCGGGTACGTGCCGCTTCCGCGGTAGAACCAGTACGTGATCAGCGACATCAGCTGCTTCAGATCGAGCTTCTCTTGCTGAGCGAAGTCTAGAACGTACGCACCAATCTCCTCGCTCGAGATGTTGTCGATGATGCACAAGTAGTTCTGACGTCGGTACTCGAGCACCGAGAGGTAGTACAGGTTGCCTGAATCGGAGGCGAACTCAACGATCAGACTTGGGACTTTCTTCTTCGCCAACGGAAGCTCCTAGGAATGTTCTGACGTATTTACGGTTCAGGATCCGCCGCCTGTGGTTCGTTACAACTTTCAGGGCGTTACAATTGGACAGTGTACAGATCCTAGGATCGTGGTATAATGATCCTATCGAAACGTGAAAGGTACTTCAAATGTCCGCTCTGACCGCCCTGATGTCCCAGATCCGTGTTCTGTCCCTGGAAGACCAGCGTGCCCTGAACGCGATGCTCGTCGCGAACATCCGTGCAGGTCTGAAGCAGAAAGCCGTGATGACCTCGATCCAGTTCCGCGCTGGTGACGTCGTGAAGTTCGACGGCAAGACCCGTGGCCCGATCTTCATCAAGATCCAGAGCTTCAGCCGCGATCTGACCAAGGTCAAGGGTGTGCAACTGAACCGCGGTTGGAAGACCCAGCCCGGTGTCCAGTGGACCGTTGGTGCCACCGTGTGCCGCGCCTCGACCGTTGCCGAAGCCGAAGCGAACAAGTTCTGATCGGCACGAACCACTTCGGAGACCACTCATGGTGAAACCCGTCATCCAACTTCTGACTCCCGAGCTTCGCAAGAAGATCGAGACCAAGATTCGCGCATGCCTCGACATCGCCGAATCGAAGTACAAGCAGAAGTTCGAGATGCCGGAAGTCCGGTACGACATCAAGAACACCGACGGCGGCACCGCTACGTTCCAGCAGTGGTTGATCCGGCTGAACCTGATCCTGTGCTTCGAGAACGAGGCGCACTTCATCGCCACGACCGTGCCGCACGAAGTCGCGCACTTGGTGGCCCGCCGCGTGTACCACGACAAGATCGCTGCCACTGGCAAGAAGATGCGGCCGCACGGCAAGGAGTGGGTCGAGGTGATGGCGCTGTTCGAAGTGCCCGCCAAAGTCTGCCACAGCTACGACGTCACCTCGATCGCGCGGAAGCCGCGCCGGAAGCGTGGTTCGAAGCTCCGCGGTGCTGAAGCTGACTTGCTCGTTCATCGCCTGACGATCGCCGCGAAGAGGATGCCGAAGCGGCACCTCGAGCAATTCATTCGGAACATCCTGGCCATTCAAGAGGACCTGTCATGAAGCACCCGCGTCTGATTCTGTGGTACGGCACGATCATCCCGATGACTGTCGTGTACGTTCTGGTCTCTTTCCCGATGGTGCTCATTCTCGGCTTCTTTGCGCACCTGACCGCACTTGGCGCCGTGATCGACAACCTGCTGATGCGGTACGAGATGTGGGCGAAGTACAACAAGAAGGGCGTTCTGCTGAACTGCCCGTGGCGGTACACGCTTCGTGAAGTGTACGTGAAGTCAGTGAAGGGATACTGATCATGAACGGTGACGAAACCACAGTCCGCATCGTTCTCGATGACACATCGATCACGGCCGCGCAACTCGCGAGCTGGGTTCGACTGCTCGCCCCAGATCAGTTCACGCTTGCCGAAGCGATGCACATCGCAAGGTACATGATCGAAGGCGGTGGCTGGGAGCCGCCGTACTGGTCTGTCGCGTACAACCTCGAACGGCTGAAGGGTCAGCCGTGGTCGTACACGATCACGACACCGCCGAACGAGATGGCGATCAACTTCGAGAAGCATTCGCGTGCGTACAAAGCAGGTGTAGAGCTCGCTGCTCTTGGCGCAGCTGGCGATGCCGAGGCCGCAATCGAGTTCTGCAAACGATTTCAAGCCGGTGACATGGCGAACTGGTGCATGGGGTGAACATGAAACAAGCCGTCTGCATTCTGATTCCGTCGAGGACCGACGGTGGGTTCATCGCCGTCTCGCGTCGCGGAGACCCGACGCAGTGGGGTCTGCCTGGCGGGAAGGTCGACGAGGGTGAATCGAACCTCGACGCGATCATCCGCGAGACGATGGAAGAGATCTGCCTCGAGGTCGACCCGAATCAGCTGATGCCGCTGTTCAGCGACGTCTGCCCAGGCGAAGTCACGTACTGGGTGACGACGTACCTGTACTGCCACACGTACGACGCGGCCGATCTGAAGGCCGAAGAAGGTCTGCTCGTCGCGACGATTCCGAATCGGCGCCTCGTCGACTCGATGTACACCCCGTTCGCCGGGTACAACCTGAAAGTGTTTCAAGCCCTGGACCGGTTCGTTACAGGTTCCTGAGCGTTACAACTTAGGTTCGCAGAACGCCTCAGGGCGTGATACAATGGACCTGTCCAATCGGAGATCTAGATGAACTTTGTTGAAGTGATCAAGCTGTGTGAAGCAGCAGGCGGAGCCGGATCGAAGCAGGTCATTCAAGCGGCGCTGGCTCAAGCCGACACCGATGCGAAGTACTTGATCACCGCAGCTCTTGACCCGTACCAAGTGTTCGGTGTGAAGCAGTTCGAGATGCCCTCGAAGTACTCCAAGAAGGGGTACACCTCGATGGGCCAGTTCCTGGACCTTCTGCAAGCCCTGTCCAGCCGCTCGCTGACCGGTGATGCCGCTCGCGCCGCTGTGACCACGAACCTCGCCCTGTACGACGAAGAGACCGCCTCGTACCTGGCCCGCGTGATCGACAAGGACCTTCGCGCTGGTTTCAGCGCTGACTCCGCGAACAAGGCCTGGAAGGCCAATCCGGTTCCCGGTGAAATGGAACTGCCGCTGATCCCGACGTTCGAGGTGATGCTCGCTGACAAGTGCGACGACACTGAGGACTTCGTGAAGTACGTGAAGTTCCCGTGCCAAGGCGACTGGAAGTACGACGGTCAACGCACGATCTGCATCGTCCGCGAAGGTCAGCCGGTCGAGTACCGCGCCCGCTCCGGCAAGGAGATGGAACATCTGGCCGGTCAGTACGACGAAGACCTGATGAACATCCGGTACCAAGTCGGGTTCGACTTCGTGATGGACGGCGAATCGTTCGCCAGCGACTTCACAGAGACGATCAACGCCAAGAAGGCCGGGAACGACAAGGCCAAGGCCGCGCTCCGCCTCCGTGCTTTCTTCATGATGCCGCTCACTGACTGGGTCGCTCAGAAGACCACGATCACGATGCGCGAGAACCGCATGATGCTCGAGGCACGAATCGTGTCGGCGAACTGCAAGCGCATCGAGATCTCCAAGGGTCGCGAAGTCCTGAACTTTCAAGACATGACCGAGTACTGCAATCACGTGATCGACGTGGAAAAGCAGGAAGGTCTGATCCTGAAGGACTGGGACGCCGTGTACACCTGGGACCGTTCGTTCGCCTGGACGAAGGTGAAGCGGTTCTACGACGTCGACTGCAAGGTCACTGGCTTCTACAAGGGCAAGCCCAAGACCAAGAACGCGAACCGCCTCGGCGGCATCAAGGTCTGGGGTCGCACTGAGGACGGCACGATCGTTGAATCTGACGTTGGCTCTGGCTTCACGGACGCGCAACGCGACGAGATCTGGGCGAATCAAGCGAAGTACCTCGGCGCTACCGTCGTGATCAAGTA